AGGCGCCCCGCGACGTTGTCGCGCGTTCCGAGCTCGGACATCTAAGTATGTCCGCCGCGCTCTTGCTGACTGGGGGTATGTCTTCGGACATCCCGCCCCCAACTTCTCCCTATCTGGCGACTGCTTAGAACAGAGTCGCCAGGTAAAGAAGCTTCTAGGTTCCTGCCCGAGTAACGACCACAAGGAAGTTATGGCCTGGCAGTCCATCAAGAAGGGTCTCCCGGATTCATGCGAATGCATGACTGGTCCCTTGATGGAGAAGCTTGTGGAGGGGGTTCGTCGACCTAGACGTCAACTCCCCGTCGGTTACCTGCGATTTGTCGCCCAGCAAACATCCCGTCTTTTCTCGAAAGGATGGGATCTGGGCTACGAGGAGCAGGTTCTCCTCACATCTCCGCCGCTTAGCGCGACGACCGATTCGACTCGCTCCGAGGGGGGCGCGTTGGGTACTGGGATTGACCACGACAGTTTCCTTACGGAAGCTCTGAGTGGTCCTTCTCGACCTGATCGCCCAGCCCCCGAGGCCGAATTGATCGTTGTTCAGTCAGCTGGGAAGCCTCGTCCTCTGACGAAGTTCTCATCCGATGAGCTTCTTCTCCGACCGCTCCATAAGACAATTTACAATCACCTCTCTGGGTGTAAGTGGTTGTCTCGAGGCGACGTGTCGAATGATGGGCTTGCGAAAGCGGGGTTCCACCAAGGGAAGGGTATTCTCACATCAGGCGACTACGCTTCGGCTACCGACAATTTGTCGATCGAAGTCGCAGAGGTGATCCTGAGTACTATCCTTGCCTCTTCCACTGTTCTTCCTGCCTCTGTCACTGAGAGGGCAATGCAGATTCTCCGGCCGATCCTTTATTGGGTCGACGGTCCGTCTGGTTGCCCTCTTTCGTCGAAGAGATACGTCGGTCGTCCTTCCATCGGACAGATGATGGGCTCTTACCTCTCTTTTCCTCTGCTTTGCCTGCAGAACCGTATCGCATACTTGTATGCGATGCGGTGCTCAGGGCTCAGCTGGAAAGAGACGGTATCAGCCCCCTGTCTGATAAACGGGGATGACATACTATTTCAGTCGACGAAAGAGGCATCGGATATGTGGATGGGGAAAGTCGGAGAGCTTGGGCTCGAGGTCGAGCGGACAAAGACTTCTGTGGACGATGAGTACGGTTCTTTGAACAGTACTCTGTTACGTTTTGTAGGTGGCTACCTTCGGGTCGTGCCTACATTGCGTTTCGGTCGTCTACGGTCGTCTGAGTTCGTGAACTCGCTTGGTCGGGAGTTTTCCTTGTTTCTTGCAGGTGTTGCCAGTAACCAGCGCTTTCGCGCCGGGTTGGTCTGGTTCCGCTCAAAACTTCGCTCTTTGCGGTCAACTAGATTGACTCTTCATGAGCTCGGCTTTCGGGGGACACTTGCATGGAGACTTGGAGGACTCTTCAAGTTGGCTCTTTTCGATCCTGAGCCTGTTCTGGTCCCGTCTCCGCCCGTTGGGCATGGGATTACTCTTTCTTCTGAAGAGTTTTCCCGGTTGCCGGAGGAGGAGACGACAGCAGAGATCCGCCAGATGGCGGCAAGGGAAACGGCAGCATGGAAGTTCACTATGGACTTCTCTTGCTGTCGTGTTAAGGCAGCACTACGGTACTGTCTTGCCCTTTCCTCCATTAGGAGGGTTGAACCTGTTTGTGGACCGGTTCGCTCCGTGACTTTCCGTGGCTCCCAGTTCTCTGGAGCTAGGTTGAGTGATGTGAATCGGCGTCGGAGGCTAGAGAGAGAAGCCTTCGAACAACCGCGAGAAGTTGGTGTGCGGTCTGTTGCGATTCCCGATCGCTTACTGTTTGATCAGGACAGTTTGCTTCGAGAATCGGAACCCCCCCCAGCGTATGAGTGTGGTTGGTCTGAGTGCCAAACCGCACGGAACGTCGTCGGGCCCGCTATGGACGATAAGAAATAGTGGGTGCTGAACCCGGAGAGTGAGAGTGGTTGCACAGCCAAGAGGCTTGTGAGGAAAGCCTGGGCCCCCTACCTTCTGTGGTAGGATAAGCCGCGTATTCCCGCACTAAGCGACTTGTTATGACAATAGCAATGAGAAGACCTTGCGCTTCAGGTCGTCGTTGGGGAGCGTGGGCCCATGTGTTAGTACTCCACGGCTGTAGGGGCGGGGCATGACTCCGCGGCCAGGAAATCAATCCCTGGTAGCTACTCTCACCTTCGGAGAGCAGGATGTAGGCGTGTTGTAGGACACC